CCATCGAGGTCCTTACATGATGTTGGATTTAGCCAGCTTGGCGGCTACCTGGGCGCGGAAGGTCTCGTTCTTGTCGTACCGGGGATCATTGAGGTCCTCCATGTAGTCATCGAGCGAGGCGTAACCGGCCTGAGGGACAGCGCCCTTGGCATTAAGAGGGGTCTGCGGCTCGTCGGACATGTCCGCCATGAGGGCGGCTTCCCAGTCGGCCTTGAGGCCCTTGATCGCCAGGATGGCCTGTCGCGGGTTGTTGGAGTTGACGGCGGAGTCGAATGCCGCCTGGTCTTCGGGGGACAGATTGTCGATTGCCCACTCGATCATCTCACCGTAGCTTTCCTCGCCACCTACTAGGTCGTAGGCTTGCTTGGTCGTCTGCGTGGTGCGGCTCGTGAGACCCTCGATGTAGATGTCAACCATCTCGCGGGGGTAACCGGCCTTGTCGAGGGCGGCATAGGTTTCTTCCTTGAGACCACCGTTGGCGAACCATTCCTGGGACACCTGGCCGAGGTCCAGACCAGCCTTCTCGGCGGCCTTCTCTGCTGCGGCGGTTTCCTCAGGGGTCGCCTGGGGAGCCGGGTCTTCTTCCGTCGTGCCCGTCTGCTTGGCTTCAAGCTCGTTCACGTAGGCGACGTAGTCTTCGACCGTGGCGAATTTTTCCGGGAGCCAGGAGGGGCGATCGTCGGAACTACCGGCACCCTCCTGCTCGCCGTCTGCTCCCCCTTGAGCAACTGGGGTTGCCTCGGTGGTCGCGCCGTCTTCATCGTCTGAGACCAGACCTTCGGCTTTCAGGGCTTCATACTGTTCTTCGAGGGACGGCCCGGTGTTCTCCGAGGCTGTGATGGTAGTGGATTGATGATTGGACATAAATGCTCTCTATCGGGGGAGTTGAGAAAGGAGTGCCCCGCCATGCCTAGGGCAGAGGGCGGGGGAAATACGGTTACTTCTTCTTCGGCTTCGGGAACTTCGGGCCAGTCAGGTCGCCCATGTGAGCCTTCGCCAGGGGCGTGGGGCTGTACTTGAGCGCGTCGATTGGCTTGTCGTCCTTCACCGGGGCTTCCTTGCGGCGCTGCGCAGCGATGGCCAGCGGGGACCCCTTACGGGCGATGCCGACTGCCGGGGCGTTCCGGGGGTTGCTCGCGGGGATCGGGGTCTTACCCGTGGATTTCCCGAGGTCTGCCTTGTTCGGGCTGGACGTGGGAACCGGGGTTTTCCCCGAGGTTCTCCCGAGGGCCGCCAGCTTGGGAGCCGGGGCGTCCGACTTCACGGTGGACTTCGGGGCGTTCTCTTTCCGGGCGACTGCCTTGGAGATACGCGAACCGGGCTTGGCGATGCCTACGCCCTTCGCTGGCTTCGGGAAGTCGGCCCGAGCCTTGGGAGCTGCGGCCTTGGCGGAAGCCGTGGCACCAGTCTTGGCGGTAGGCTTGGCGGTTGGGACCGGCCCCTTCTTAGGGAGCTTGGGGGTCTTGGCTACCTTCGTATTGTAGCTCTTGCCCTGCCATGTGAAAGTCTTCTTCCCCGCCTTTCGGGCAGCGGAGAAGGCGTTACTGAAGGATGCCATTATTCTGGTGTCCCTGTGATTTGAGAAGCGATACCCTCAGAGGCCACCTTGGCGACCTGGGGCGTTGCGCCTTTCACCACGTCCATTAGCATCTGCTGGTTCATTTGGCCCTGCTGAAGACCCTGCTGCTGCGCGAGGGCGGCTTGCTTGTCTTCGGGGCTCTTGAGTAGACCATCAGTATCGATGGATAGAGACACAGCGGCTCGCTTGATGAAGTCGCTGAGATTGACTTCCTGCCATGCAGCGTCACCGATCGGGGCAAGTACTTCCTTCACGAGGGTCATGTACTTGTTGTAGTCGTGACCACGTCCGAGCGCCTCAATACCTGTCACGATCTTCGGTCGAGTGACTGGTTTACCATCGGCTCCCTTGAGGGACGACAGCTTCGGTATCTTCTTCTCGCGCTCCATTCGGTCGATAATTCGGACCACCAATGGAAGCTGGAGCTCTTGGGCGAGCAGCGAGTAGATACCGCCGAGGACATCATCAATGTCGGAGATCATTGTGCGCACTTCTTCGGCTGTGACGCGCTCTCCGTTACGTTGAATGGACTTGTTCATCATGAAAGCGTGTGACAGGCGGGTAATGAGGTCCTGGAGGACCACCTGGGTTACCTGCATGTCGGCTTGCTTGTCGAACTGGAGCATGGTGACATCGTCGGCGCGGCCAGAGATGACTTCGAGGTTCTCGGCGTTGGCGATGTCGACTGCCCTGGTGAGGCCCGTAGGGTTCACCATGGGGTTAATCTTGGACGAGGCCGCAGCAGCTTCGCGAAGGGCCTTCGAGAGGGCCTCTGCGCCGGTCAGGTCACCGATGTACTCGTCAATGTAGGCGCGGCCATAGTCTTCATCGTGGAGGTAGGTCCAGCGAAGCGCCATGATCGGCGACTTATCGACCTTCCAGGAGCCCTCGGAACCGGGGAGCTTCATGCCCTTGATGGACTGGTGGGTAACCAGGCGGTCTCCCTGACGAGTGAACACGGTGTAAACGTCGTATTCCTTCTCGTTGACCTGTTTGTCCTTCTCGGACGGAAGGTCACTCGGGGTGGACAGCATGGCCTGGATGTTGGCCGGAAGGGTTTCCTTGGCGACCGTCTCTTTGATGAGGACACGAAGGAGGTTGCCTTCGTAGTCTCGCTGGACGACGTAGCGGTCCAGGCGGTAAATTCGGAGGTTCCCGGACTTCGGGAGGTATAGCAGGACATTCCCACACACCACGAGGTGCTTCAGGGCTTCCACTAGGGCGGCTCGGATACTGAGACCTTCGATCTCATCCTGGACGGAACGCTCAATCTCGTTGAGCTTCTTCTCGACATCGGCTCGGACGTTCTTGTCCTGGGCCAGTTCCTCGATAGCTTGGTCGCTTGTCGAGTAGCGGAACATGGGAGCGTTCGCTGGCAGGAGGGTCATCAGGAGCTTGGAGGTCAGGGTGTTAACCCCGTGAGAACCGATCGATTGCCACGGCTTGTAAAGCTGGGAGGCCGACGAGTGGCCTTCGGGTGGCATCAGGGATGGGATGGTGAGCTTGGCGTTTTCACGCGCTCGGTACAGAAAGTCTTCGCGATCTGTCTCCAGCCTGGAGTACATCGCGGCGTCAGCGTCCACTACCGCCGTGAGGTCATTCACGGGGTCAGACATTGGCACTCGTTATTTGGACAGGGACAGACCCGAGGGTGAACCCGAGATCATGCCAGAGGTTCCGAGACCACTTTCGTTGCGGTACTTCTTCGTACCGATGGACAGGGAGTTGTTGATCTTTGCGGCTGTCTTCTTCTCAGGGGCCACCTGTTCAAGGGTCTCAGCCGGAGGCGGCGGGGCCTCTACCTTTGATTCCTTACCACCGAAACACATCGGCTTTCCTTACTGTCGGGCGAGCAGTGTCTTCAAGTAGTCAATGACCTCTTGTGCACCTTGGTATGTCTTTAGTTCACCTTCTGAACGAATATTCTTAAAACCCTCTAATGGGTATTTATTACAAAGGTGTTCTATAAGTTGAGGGGTTACTGAAGGGTAACTAGCGTCACTAGGAAAAACTTGCGTCATTTCTTTACGTGTCTCTCTGTATGGAGGGGTAATTATTTTGTACTTGACAAACAAAAAGAGGGTCCCCGAAGGAACCCTCTATGTGTCGATAGTTACTTTTGTGTCTTTCGGAGGTAGTGCGCCTTTAGTCTGGCGACGAACCACTCCATCTTGTTGATCTCGTACAGCGGGTCATTCTTCTCACCCAGTCGGTAACAAGCCTTGAAGATGTTACCGAGATTGAAGTCCATTTCTTTGAACTCGATGAGGTCTCCTAATTCCTTGGCCCCTTCTGGGAGGATATAGTAGCTGGACGATCCGCCGTCCGAGGTTATGCGTTGGGGGTCCAAAGGACGATTTCTCCATTCACGTAGTCTTCTGTGCGAAGAATGCGAGCCATCCGGGCGTTGAGGAGCGCGTCCTCCTCCCCGAGACCGGCCTTTTGGTATAGGGACACCACGGTATCCCAGGGAGAGGAGGCGAGCCCCTCGTCCCATCGCGTTTCGACTTGGCCCTTGCGGGGGCCGCTTTTGAGCTCATGGCTCACCGGGGTAACCCGGAGGTTCTCCCGGAGGTACTTCTCGGCCCGGTCCTTGCCGATGCCCGGGCACCCGGTGTACCCATCGGTGACATCGCCAGCGAGCGTCTGGAGGTAGAAGAAGAGGTCACACTCGGAGAGGGGCCGCTTGATGACCTCGTCGTCCACCAGGTGGTAACCGGGGATTTGCTTCAAGTCCTTGTCGAGGGACCAGAGGACGAAATCGCCGGGGTGCTCGGTCATGAGGACACCCATCACGTCGTCGGCCTCCAAGGTCGGATAGCAGATCGTGGAGAAGCCCTCCTCGACCCGCCTCCGGGTTTCCCAGTAGGCCAGCGGCTTGCGCGAACCGGCCCGGTGAGACTTGTAGTCCCCGCCGACGAGGCCCTTGCGGAAGTTCTCTTCCGGGTCAGAGAAGGCGACGAGGACCTCGGAGGTGCCCGAGGAGTCCTGGAGTTCCCCCAGGGTTTCCATGAGGACATTCCAGGCGCTCTCGGCGTCCGAAAACAGGATGTGGTATCGGTCGAGGAACCGGGTGTCTTTTTCGACGGCCACAGTGGACCGGTGGACGAGCATGTCGCCGTCAATCAGGAGAGTTTTCAATCAGGTATTCCCTGGCCCAGTTAATTGCATCGTTGTAGTTGCCGCTCCGATTTTTGGGCGGGGAGACATTGAGGATGCGGTTGTTTCGAGAGATGCCGCCGGTCGCCTTAATTAGGAGCTCGCCGGTTTCGGGATTGATCTGTCCGTCCCAGCAACCGTTGATGACCTCAAAGTGGACATGCGTCCTGGTCACTCTCTTGCGGCTACAATAGAGGTCCACCCGGTACTCGGGAGGGGCGTCCATGTTTAGAATGAAGAAGAGGGGACCGATCAATCACATACCCCAGCAGAACATCGAGAGGTCATCGTTGGATGCCCTCGGGAGAATCTTGGCGAGTTTCGACACGCAGTCTTCGAGGGTGTCCCGCTGGTGCCACTCCTCGATCTGGGCGGCCTCCGCTCGGGAGACGACGTAGAAGTAGAACTCCCCGTCCATGCCCCAGATGATGGCGTTGGTCGTCATGTCTCCGTAGGAGATGCCGAGGAACCCCGGCACAGGATGAAAGCGTTGCATCAGTGGCAGTCCTTCCAGTTCTTTCCAGTCTTGTATTCACCAGTGAGCGGCACACGGATGCCGAGTTTATTTCCTGCGCGTTCAATCGCTTGGATGCACAGATCACCGACGAGCGACTTGATGACCGTCTCGCCTTTGTCGTTCAGTTCCTCCCGGAGGAGCGACCGATCGACTTCCATTTGCAACTCATCATGTACCCATGCCACGATAGCAACCTTGTCGTGCAGCCCGTGTTCGGACAGGAGATCGTAGAATTCTATGATCCACTGCTTGCACACGATGGCCCCTGCCGACTGCAACAGCGTGTTGAGCGCAGCGTGGTCCGAGCGGATGTGCAGGAGGCGACCGTCGAGGCCCTTCAGGTAACCCTTGCTGTTTGCGGCGGCCTTGACACCCTCCACGAGTTTCGCCAGAGCGGGGACCTTCTCAAAGAACTTCTTCTTTATGAGCCGTCCCGCGTTGCGTCCCTTGCCGATGATCGAGCCAATCTTTCCGTCCCCCGCCCCGTATAGGAAGGCGTAGATGAAGGTCTTGGCATCGTCTCGCGTGGGGAGCCCTGCGGCTGTCTGGTTGATCGTGTGGATGTCTCCCTCGATCACCTCGCGGCCATAGGCCCCGCCGTCGTGCTTCGCCATGAAATGACCAAGCATTCGCAGTTCGAGACCAGAGACGTCGCAGCCGAGCTGCACCCGGCCCTTCATCTTGGCGAGGAACAGGGCACGGCACTCGGCCCCGTAGAGGGTCCCGACCTTAGGAACCTGGGCGATATTCGGAGTGTTGTGAGTTGCTCTCCCGGTGACCGCCCCGTTTGGGTTGATCGAGCCGTGGATGCGCCCGTTCGCCTTGACCAGCTTGATCCAGGCGTTGTCGCCCTCCGCTAACTGGCCGATACGCTTCTGGAGCGTCATGAAGTCGGTCAGGGCTTGGGCTTCGGGGTACTTGAGACCAGCGAGGACATCTTCGTCCACTTTGGGCTTGCCACCGGGGGTCATCTCGGTAGGCTTCCAGCCGCGAACCCGCATGAGGCGGTCGGCTATGTGGTCTCGTGAGTTTGGATTGAAGACAGTGAGCTTGACCTTCTGGAAGGGGTAGCCTGTCCAGGAGCCGTCGTCGTTCTTGTGGCCCCAGTACCCGAGGCGAGCCAGGGGTTTCTTGGGCTCCTTTATCGGCCCGTCCTTGACGAACCAGGGCTGGAAGAGGTTGCGGAGTTCCTGGGAGAGCTCCTCACGTTTACCGGCGAGCTTGACATAGAGTTTCTCGGCGTTCTCGACGTCAAAGCCGAAGCCTGTCCGCTCCATCTCAGCCATGATGAACGCGATACGTCGTTCAATTTCAAGGGCTTGCTCGGAGTAGTTCTTGTCTAGGATGAGCTGGTAGAGCTGGGCGTTTACCTCGACGTCCTGCTCGCAGTAGTCCTGCATGTCTTGCGACCAGGCGGCCCAGGGGTCGAGGCCCTGGTCTTCCATCATCTTCGCGTAGTCGCCCTTCCAGTTCCCGAGGCGGTGGCCCCAGGCTTCCAGGCCGTGGCGACCGGCGAGCTTCGGTGGGAGGGTGGTGGTCCCTGCCCTGATCTTGCCCATGTCGGTGTCCACGATCTGTGTCCAGATGAGGCGCGAGGCGACGAGGGTGTCGAAGACCTTCGAGGGGTCATAGGTGAACCAGGGGTAAACCTTCTGGATCGCCGGGAGGTCGAACTTGATGATGTTGTGGCCGACGATCCGATCAGCTTCCATGAGGCGGTGAAGTCCGTCCTCAACAGCCCTACCGTCTATGGCGTAGTCGGCGGCACAGGAGGTAAGGTCTCCAGTGTCCGGGTCCTTGATGACAAGCGAGTGGACGCGGGTCATCGTTTCGAGGAACCCATCGGTCTCGATGTCAAATATCAAAGTTTTCAATGGGTTGCCCCGGTATGTTAAGTCAGAGCACGAATGGCCGCTATGATCTCCTCCCGACGTTTGAAGTCGATGGAGATGATTGCTGTGCGGGTCGTGAAAATAAGAAGGTCTCCGCGCCGTGAGACCTTGAGATCACTCGGTAGGTTTTCGTTTGTGTGGTCGTTCACTCACAGTACCAGTAGCAGGACGTTGGTCACGAAGTTCGCCACCGACAAAACAAGGAACGAGAACAATAGGATAACGATCAGGCGCATCACGTTCACCGTTAGAAAGACAGGAGGATGGCCGCTAGGACCGGGAGGGCAACCGTGAGACTGAGCCTCACGGTGCGCCAAAAGGTTTCCCCGTAGGTCACGCGGCGATCGGCTTCTGGTTGGCCTTGGAGCCAGCGAGGTAGTAGCGCGTGTATTCCTGTCCGGTAGTCGGATGGACCTTGGTCACCGGGAGCAACTTGATGCCCATCTCGCGGATGTCCGAGAGGCGGCGGTGGAAGCTCTGGATGCTGTAGTCGAGGTACGCTTCACGCTGCGTGATCGAGCCGTTCTTCTGGATGTGATTGAGGATTTTCTCTACCTGGGTCATGCGTGTTTTTCCTTTCCATCCCGGAGCACCTTCAAGGGCTCGGGCTTGTTTCATTGCGTCTTGGTATTGGGGGAGCAGTTTGGGTTCGGCGGTTGCTTCGAGGGTCAACCGCTCGGCGCGGTGGAAGACCGCGTCAGTTTCATCCGTGTCTGAAGAGTGTGTCTTCATCCACGAGATCATTATCTTCGCCGAAGTAGCCGCCTACTTGGAGGCTCTCGAAGTAATAGCTCCAGTTGTCCACACCACCATCTTCGAGGCATTGTCGCCACTTCCGGTCATCTAGGAGGCTTGCGTATTCGTCGTCAGAGATCGTTACGTGTCGATCACTCATCGTCAGTATTCTCCGTTGCTTTCGTCATTAAAGGCAGTCTTGTTATCGGCGAGTGCCGGGTCCGTGCCTCTCTCGATGCGCCCTGTGGCGTCCGAGAAAGTCAGGAAATCCGCGGTGCCTGTCCGCCCCGTCTTGCGACACTTAAGGACGGAGACCGTGGAAGTATTGCGTACTGTTGGGTCGGTTGCTTGCTGATCTCGGGAGATAGCGAAGACACCATTTGAGAGCTGCTTAATGCCACCAGAACCGCGAAGGTCATCAAGTGACGGAACAGCGCCTTGCTCGAAGGACTTACCATTTCCTGGGGGTTTCCTAAGATGTGAGATGAGGCCGACGTAGATGCCGAGCTCGACCGTGAGGGACTTGAGGTTGTGCATGATGCTGTCGATGCGCTTGCGCTCATCGGCCCCTGCCCCGTCGCCCATGTCGGAGACAAGGATGGAGAGGTGGTCTAGCCACACCATCTTGCAGTTCTGCGCCTTGGCGGCGTAGCGGATGATCTCGTAGAGGCTCTCGTCCTCCATAGACCCGAAGGCATCATAGAGTTGCAGCCGGTCGTTGCCCTCCTCGTCCTTCGCCAGGAACAGCTTCTCGGCGGCGGTCGAGTATTCGAGGGTGTCCCGAAAGTCCGGGTCGTCCACGGTGAACCTCTTGGCGACCTCGTAGGCGATCAGGTCGTCCCCGGTGTCTTCGAGAGGTTCTTCGAGGTGGATGAGGGCCTGGTTGAAGGAGGTCGTGTGGAAGTAGTGGTGCTGGAGGGCCTTAATGATCGTCGTCTTGCCCATGCCGGTCCCGGACGTCCAGGTGTCCAGTTCGCCAAGGCGGATGCCGCCACCGGTCTTGTAATTGAGCTGCTCCATGAAGGCGGGGTACGGATAGGCTTGGACCTTCGGGCGGTTGCGGAGACGATCGATGACCGACGAGCCACTCACGAGTCCCTCAGGGCGGTACTGCTTGGCTCCCCAGATCGTATCGATGATCTGTTTGCCCTTCCCCGCCATGAGCATGTCATTCGCGTCCTTGAAGCCCTCTGGGGCAAACGCGATGTACACCTTACCTAGCGGCAGCATCCGCTTGACGATCTCGACCGTCTGGCGGCCCTTGTCGTCGTTGTCGAAGAAGAGGATGATCTTCTCAAACTTCTGGAGCCACTCGTAGGCTTCCTTGATCGGCTTGACGGCGTTCTTGCCCCCGCCGTCCACGAGGGACACCACGGGCCACTTGTTCTGCTGGACTTGTGACACACTCAGGGCATCGATCTCGCCCTCGGTGAT